CCTGAGTATGGTAAACGTGCAAATAGATATAAGAAATTAGATCCTCATAGTGCTAATTCTATGCCTCTTACAGGTGATCCAGAGATTGATGCAGTGGTTAAGAAACAGATGACAATCAACAAAATAAAGAAGATGGCAAGAAATAAGTAATAATACTTATTGACTCAAGTGTAAAGTTCTGTTAAGATAAATAACGGAAGGGTGTTTCTTTCAACACCATTGTTTGCTCCCGCTAACCAAGACCTATGGGAGGATAAATTACGTCTTTCATATCCATCAGTGAAGGGATTGATGGAAATATAGTATCGCTCTACCCTTTGAGCCCTACTTAAAAAACGTCCTAATGACAACTCTTTCAAGACAAGGCAGACAAGGCGGTCTCTTACAAGGATGGCCTGAGTTCTGTGAGTGGGTAACATCTACAAACAACAGACTTTATGTTGGTTGGTTTGGTGTACTCATGATTCCATGCTTACTCACAGCAGCAGCATGTTTCATCGTTGCTTTCATAGCAGCACCTCCAGTCGATATCGACGGAATCAGAGAACCTGTAGCAGGTTCATTTATGTATGGTAACAACATCATCTCTGGTGCAGTTGTTCCATCATCAAACGCAATCGGATTACACTTTTACCCAATCTGGGAAGCAGCCACTATGGATGAGTGGTTATACAATGGTGGTCCTTATCAGTTGGTTATCTTCCACTTCCTTATCGGAATCTCTGCTTACATGGGCAGACAGTGGGAACTATCATACCGTTTAGGTATGAGACCTTGGATTTGCGTCGCATATTCCGCACCAGTATCTGCAGCATTCGCAGTATTCTTAGTGTATCCATTCGGTCAGGGATCTTTCTCAGACGGAATGCCATTAGGTATATCTGGTACATTTAACTTCATGTTCGTATTCCAAGCAGAGCACAACATCCTAATGCACCCATTCCACATGGCAGGTGTCGCAGGTATGTTCGGAGGATCTTTGTTCTCAGCAATGCATGGTTCACTTGTAACATCTTCTCTAATCAGAGAAACAACTGAGCAAGAGTCTCAGAACTATGGTTACAAGTTCGGACAAGAAGAAGAAACATACAACATCGTGGCAGCACATGGCTACTTTGGTCGTTTAATCTTCCAGTATGCTTCTTTCAACAACTCAAGAAGTCTTCACTTCTTCCTAGCAGTATTCCCTGTAGTCTGCGTATGGTTAACCTCAATGGGTATCTGTACAATGGCATTCAACCTTAACGGTTTCAACTTCAACCAATCAGTTGTTGATGCAAACGGTAAGATTGTTCCAACATGGGGAGATGTTCTTAACAGAGCAAACCTAGGTATGGAAGTAATGCACGAGCGTAACGCTCACAACTTCCCACTAGACCTAGCATCTGCTGAGTCTACACAGGTTGCTTTAACTGCACCAACAATCGGTTAATAAATACGATTGAGACCTTTCGTGCGGTCTCTACAATCGGAACTACTCAAGACTCCTTTACAGGGGTCTTTTTTTTGTGTATAATAAATAATGAAGGAAATATTAAGAACATGACATTAGATTACTACAAGGTTCAACTAAAAGAGACAGCAGAAAAACTGTCAGAGTTTAAGAAAGGTATTCTCGCTGTTGATGAATCTACAAAAACAATTGGAAAAAGATTATTTGATATTGATGTAGAGAACACAGAGGAGAACAGACAAGCATATCGTGGTATGTTATTCACCACACCAGACTTAGGAAAATATATTAGTGGTGCGATTCTATATGAAGAGACACTCTATCAGAATCATGTTGATGGAGATAGTATGGTTGATAAACTTACAAAACAAGGAATCATTCCAGGCATCAAAGTTGATACAGGATTGAAACCTTTGGTTGGTGCATTAGAACATGAGACATATTGTTCTGGTCTAGATGGATTAACAGAAAGAGCATCTAATTATTATGAACAGGGTGCAAGGTTTGCTAAGTGGAGAGCAGTTCTACAGATTACAGAGGATGGGCCATCTGACCTTGCGATACAGGAGAACGCATGGGGTCTTGCACGTTACGCTCGTGCTGTACAGGAAGCTGGATTAGTTCCTATCATTGAACCAGAAATACTTATGGACGGAAATCATAGTATTGAAACTACATCAAAGGTTCAACAACGTGTCATCACAGAAGTTTATAAGGCATGTCATTTGAATGGTGTATATCTAGAGGGAACTCTATTGAAACCATCAATGACAGTATCTGGAAGTGATGCACCAGAAGATGATGCAGAGACAGTTGCAAAGATGACAGTTGAGACTTTACTTAGATGTGTTCCAGCTGCCGTGCCTGGCATTGTGTTCTTATCTGGTGGACTAAGTGAAGACCAAGCATCAACCTATTTGAATGAGATGCAACACTTTGCAATGACTTGTTCAAATGTGCCGTGGAATCTATCGTTCTCATTTGGTCGTGCATTACAACACTCATGTCTAAGAGCATGGGGTGGTGTTGATGGTAAAGCTGGACATATCGCATTACTGGAACGTGCAAGAGCAAATTCAGAGGCGTCATGTGGACTCTATGCAAACTCTGAGGAGGGTGTATCAAATGAATCTTTGTTCGTATCTGATTACAAATATTGACAACCATATAAATCTGTGATACTTTGAGAGGACTAAATCCTCTCATTTTTTATGAAAATTTTTTTAGACACAGCAGATGTAGACCTGATAGAAAAATATTATGGAACTGGATTGATTGATGGTGTCACGACAAATCCAACTCTAATTAAGAAGAGTGGTCAAGACCCAGAAGAGGTCTACAGACAGATTGCACTTCTTGGTGTTGATGATATTAGTATGGAGATTGTGACTGATGACTCTTATGAGTTTCTCAAAGAGGGTCGTAGACTGAAAGAGAAATTTGGTGAAATCACAACAATCAAAGTTCCTTGCACACCCGAAGGCCTAAAGGGGTGTAAACTCCTCTCAAAGGAGGGAATCCGAGTAAACGTAACTTTGATCTTTAGTGCCGCTCAAGCGGTCTTGGCGTCGAAGGCAGGCGCTGCCTACGTCTCGCCTTTCGTGGGTCGAGTTGACGATAATTCTTTTGATGGTTTGAGACTAATCGAAGATATTGCAAACGTTTATGAAACTCAGTCGAGACTATATAATTTTGTTGACACAGAGATTCTATCTGCATCCATAAGGAATGTAGGTAGCGTGAGTAAGTCTTTTGAATACGGTGCAGGGATAGTTACAATGCCTCCATCAGTGTTTGAGAAGATGTATAATCATATTCTAACAGACAAAGGTTTAGATCTTTTTCAAAAAGATTGGGACGCAGCAAACGTATTTAAAATCTAAATGAAGATAGAGTTTGAAAAGCAATTTGGTAAAGGAACAGACCCTTGGTATGCAAAGGCAGAGAGATGGGCGAAGAAACAAAAGTTTCCCATTTCTTTTCTTGCTTTAGGTTTAATCACTTGGATGAAAGAAAAATGGATTGATGTTAAAGTTGAGAACACCATGAGAAGTGTTGATGCTGACATCGAAAAGATTCATGAACTTTGGGATGAGGAAGAAGCGACACACAGAATGAATGTCATTGCACAAAACGGAAATGATGGATTACATTATTCACAAGAACCTTCTGAAGTGAAAGGGCTTGACAACTTTGAGATTCGTAATAATATGATCGAGGAGGATTAATGAAATTCACTTTATATTCCAAAGAGGGATGTTCTTACTGTAAAAAAGCAGAAAGACTTTTAGAGCTAGCCAAAGTTGAATACCGAATTTACAAACTCGGTGTTGATTTCACAAGGGAACAGTTCATTTCTGAATTTGGATACGGATCATCATTCCCAAGAATACTTGTGGATGATAAACTACTTGGAGGATGTTTAGACACCTTCAAATACTTAGACGAAAAAAACTTAGTTTGATGGAAGACATTTACACAATCGTAGATAAAGCAATTGACGTTGCATTTGAAGAACAAAAGTTTCATTTAAAGTTCTATGATTTCATGAAGTCTTGCAAAACAACAGGAGTAGGAGCAAAGGAGTTTAATGAAAGTTCAACTGCAAAAGAGTTGACTGATATCATTTACGACCTGAGTGAATACATTAAAGGTGGAAAAGATGGCGAACATCAAATTCTAAGAGAGGCCTATGGTCATCTTGGAAAACCAAACGCAAGAAAAATTCGAGATTATTTTAATGGGATTTTAGATGATGCTAAAAAATACGAAAAAGAAAGAAGAAGAGGGAGACGAAAAACTAAAACTAAATAAAGGTGTTGAACTTATGTTACAACGTAGGAGGGCACCATCCAGCAAGTTTAACTTAGAAAATTCAATTCGAGGTAACAACGTGTTAGCGATTGCTTTAACTTTCGGCACTCTTGTAGCAGTGCTTTTTCTCTGTGTTGGTGGTATAATAGGGTGGTTATACAAAGAACATCAACAGAAAAAAGACATCTCCGAAATGCATCCTGAGATGTATGATCTAAAAGGAAACGTCATTCCAGACGAAATCATTGCTTTTAGATTTGAAAATGTAAACTTTGATAGTGAAATTGACGACGAATTATGACTACGACACATCCCACATTGGGAGAAGCTAGATTACCAAGAAATCCTCTTTTAAGTGAGGTATTGGCATTAGTATCAAAACAAAAAACAAAAGCAAAGAAGATTCAAACTCTTAAACAGTATGAATCTCTACATCTTAAATCTGTTTTGATTTGGAACTTTGATGAATCTGTGAAGTCGATGCTTCCAGATGGTGATGTTCCGTTTAATAAAAACGAGGCGCCTGCTGGAACCGAACATTTACACCTTGCATATGAATGGAAAAAGTTGTATAATTTTGTTAAAGGTGGGAATGATACACTTCGACCTATGAAAAGAGAGCAACTCTTTATGCAACTTCTAGAGGGTCTTCATCCAGATGAAGCAGAAATTATTTGTTTGGTGAAGGACAAAAATCTAAAGAAGAAATATAAGTTGACTCGTGCCATAGTTGAAGAGGCATTTCCCGATATACAATGGGGTAATCGAAGTTAGTATGTCAAAAACAAAAACAAGAGATGAGGTGATGGCGGAAGCTTATTGGACACCAAAAGAAAAAGAAGATTTGAGTAGTAAATACTCAACAAGTCTCATCAAAGAGAACTGCAATAGTGAGGAACTCAAAGATAAGACTTTACCTTCTGACGCTTATATTGTGACATATAAGGTTGATAATGCAGTTCGTAATGATCTCGTTAGATGTCACGCTAAGGTCAATATTTTTGATATGTACTACGATAAATTTGGAGCGGGTTCTATCGTAAGTATTGAATACGGGCCTGGAATTGCGAGTCCAAAAACATGGGGCATTCCAGCACCAAACAAACCAAAGAAGAGAGTCAGGAGAAACTCATGAGTGACGAACTTCGCAATCAAATTAATGACATTATTGAGGGAGAGATTCAACTTGGAATCAACGAATTTTTGGAAGAGAAACAAAGAAAAGAAAGTGATCAAGGATTGGGTTTTGTCACTTCAGAAGAAGCAAAGAAACTCAAAGTCAAAGTCTTCAAAGACGAAGTTGACAAAATAATGAAACAATATAAGAAGATAAAGAAGAAAGAAAAGTCAAATATATCTCAGGTCAAGAAACTAGGACTAGTCGATAAACATGGGAGGCCACTCTAATGGATAGAGAAAAGTTAAAGGTTATGATTAAAGACTTGAAAAATGTTGTAAATGCGTTAGAATGTGAAATATACTCTGATGAAGAGGCATATAGATTAAACTTAAACTATGACGAAATCGTCAATCACATTACAGATTATGATGAAGTATTTGAGGATGATGACGGGTAACAGTGATGACCCCCGTTACTCAGAAGAGAAGTTGTTACTAAGAGCAGCTTGCTTTCGATGCCTTACACACCACTTAGAAGAACATACAAGAGCCGTCTATGAGTTCGCCACCATATGGTGTGATGAACATGATAACGTAGGTGGAATCGAACAAGGTTTCCAAGATTATCTCAGGTCATATGCCGAAAAGGCCTTTTCTAAGAGTTAATCTAAATAATATTACAAAACGTTAAAACTTATGCCAACATACCCTGTTATTCACAAAGAAACTGGCGAGAAAAAAGAACTCTCTATGTCAATGGTGGCATATGATGAGTGGAGAAAAGATAATCCAGATTGGGACAAAGATTGGAATGCTGGAGTTGCTGGCCTCGGAGAGGTTGGTGAATGGAGAGACAAACTAATCACAAGGAATCCTAGTTGGAATGATGTTTTATATAAGGCATCTAAATCTCCTGGCTCAAGAGTTAAAAAGATTAATAAGTAATGGCAAGAAAAAAAGATTCTCCCATCGGAGTGGGAATGACTGCGAAACAGATGAAGAGAAAAAGACCTATCAATGCCGATCTACTAAACAAGATTGAGCCTATTACAGATAACCAAAAGACACTCTTTGAAAATTACAAAGAGGGTAAAAATATTTTCGCCTATGGTGCTGCTGGAACAGGTAAAACTTTCGTTGCATTATATCTTGCATTGAAAGATATTTTAGATCAACACACACCATATAATCAACTTTATATTGTAAGATCTCTTGTATCCACAAGAGAGATTGGATTTTTGCCTGGCGATCACGAAGACAAGTCTTTCTTATATCAGATACCATATAAGAACATGGTGAAGTATATGTTTCAGATGCCTTCTGATGCAGACTTTGAGATGTTGTATGGTAATCTAAAACAACAAGACACTGTTAAGTTCTGGAGCACATCATTTATTCGTGGAACAACAATTGACAGAGCGATTGTGTTAGTTGATGAGTCACAAAACTTGAATTTTCATGAATTAGATAGTATAATAACAAGAGTAGGAGAGGATGCTAAAATTATTTTCTGTGGTGATGCAAGTCAAACTGACTTACAAAAGACCAATGAAAAGAATGGCATTCTTGACTTCATGAAGATTATCGAACAAATGCCTGAAGAATTTGCGATGATAGAATTTAATGTCAATGATATCGTTCGTTCTGGCCTTGTGAGAGAATATCTTATTCGTAAAATGGCTATGGGATTTTAATGTTTATTGTTGAGAATCACTTAGGTGATTTAGAATTAGAGAAAAAAGAGACCGACGGACTTCGCCTATATAAGTTACCCAGCAATGAGTGGGTTCCTTCTATCACCTCTGTGACAAGTTTCTATAATCGAGAGGTGTTTCGTGAATGGAGAAAGAGAGTCGGGAATGAAGAAGCAGATCGTGTCACAAAAGAGGCAACTCGGCGTGGTACGGACTTTCATGAAGCTGCACAAGCCTATCTTGAGAATAAAGAGTTAGATTGGAAGGATTACCAACCACTGACTCAGTTTATGTTTCACAGTGCTAAGTCTAGTCTGGATAAGATAGGGAAGATACACGCAATAGAACGCACACTTTATTCTGAATACCTTGGTCTGGCAGGAAGAGTTGATTGCATCGCTGAATACGATGGTGGACTCGCTGTTATTGATTTTAAGACCTCGAAGAAGATTAAACCAGAAGAATGGATTGAACAATACTTTGTTCAAGAGGTTGCATATGCCTGTATGTATTATGAACTGACTGGAATTCCTATCCAAAAACTTATCACAATCATGGTCACACCAAACGGTGAGGTCAAAGTTTATGATAAAAGAAACAAAGGTGACTACATTAAATTACTTGTGAAATATGTCAAAAACTTTATCGAAAACCGAATGGTGGTTAATGGGTGACATCAACAAAGCGCTTAAAGAAAAGTTTCTCTGTTCAGCACAGTTTGCACAGGATATAGAGGCTATTGTCAAGAATGACAATTTAGGTTATATTGATGCTATCGTACATTATTGTGAACAAAATGCCATTGACGTTGAATCTGTGCCAAAACTCATTTCAAAACCACTTAAGGAGAAGTTGAAGTGGGAAGCAACAGAACTCAATTATCTCAAACGTACAACAAGAGCAAAACTGCCCTTATGACTGGTTTTGATTGCTACAGGACTTATCTAGCATTCAAGAATCATTTTACGAAGGATAACTTTGACTATTTTAAGTATGGTGGTAAGACAAATGCAACCACCTCATCATTTAATAAGAGAAAGGATAAATATTTTTTTGAAAAGATGTCTCGTCAAAAGAAAGACGAAGACATTGTAGATTACTTCACCGCTATTTTTTCTCAGTGTGATGATCCTCAGAGAGTGTGGATTGGAGAGATCATTGAAACAGGCGAGGACAAGTATAATGATTGGAAGAAAAAGATACAGAGTTTAAATTATCTTTTCAAACAAGAGATGATGCAACTTTGTAGTGACAGAGATTTTAATTCTTTGTTTGAATGTAAGAACGGCAAACACCCGATTATAGTCAAAGAACACTTAAAGAAAAATATTACAACAGAAACATTAGTGATACTCGATGGTATGCTTGGATACAAAAAAGACTTTGATGACAAGTTAGATGACTTTGTATGGAAAACCGTCAGTATGAAACTTGACAAATACAAACCTTTTTTGTTAAATAATATTAACCTTACAAAATACAAACAAACCCTCAAGGAGATTGTAGTTAAATGAAGTTTGATTCTAGCAGTGAGTTTTTTGATTCAGAGATGGTTCAAGCCAGTCTTGAAGAAATCAAAGAACTTCAAGATCTAATTACTAATGGTATTATTGAGGCTGCCTTTTCTTCTGTCACTGGGATTGAAGAAGATGAGATGGAGCAGCTTGATCTAATTGAAGAGTTACTAGAGAAACAAAAACTCATGTACTTTAGGTGTAAGTTGTCTAAGGATGAAGATGCGATGTTGGTTGCAGAGAATATGAGAGAGTCATTAAGACAGATGGGTATGCCTAGAGGTGCAACTGTAGAACAGATGTTTGATAATTTAAAGGGTTCAATTCGTAAGTTGAGAGAAACGCTTGACAACTAAATAGTAATGTGTTATATTAAAAATGTTGGACGCAACATGGGAGTGTCTGAATAAACTTACTGGCAACCGCTAGTTAAGGTGATGAGACACAGGTGGTGCTGCTGCAGCACGTCGCCTTCA